AACTCTACAAATTAATTGAAAAAGAAATAGAGCAAAAGGATAGAATTGATATTCCACCACCACCACCTGCTCCCAAAGATCAGATGAACACTGCTACCGTTATCAAAGATCAGATGGGCAGACCTAGAAAAGTGGAATGTCCTAACGTAAATACTTTGAAACAGAAAGAAGAGGAATCATAATGGAATTTGTATCTTGCTTGTATTGCGATCAATCAATAAGCGTAAACAATATTGCAGAACATGAATTAGACCATCTATATGGTAAAATTACAATTTTGGTTGATGATAAAATAGAGTTGGTAAAAACGAAAAAAGATTTAGAAAAACACATGAAGAAACAAAAGAAATTGAGGAGTAAATCAAAATGAAGATTAAATGTATATTATTACAACTAATGGGGGTGATATTATGAATGGAACTTGTATAGCAGAAACAGAATTAAAACAAAGAATAGATGGTAAATTATTCCGAGTAACTCTAAGAGTAACTAACACAGCAAATACAGATGAGGAATTTGTAGATAGACACCCAAACGGTGAATATATGGAGTGGGACTTCAAGAATCATACTGAAGCACTAGATTTTCAAAAGGATTTGAAAGCAAAGTGGGGATTGGAATGATACCTACATTATGTAAAGATTGTGGCAAACCATTAAAGCCAAATCGAAAAATGCAAAGGCAATGTGCAGAATGTGAGGTGACACAATAATGTATTCAAAAGACGTTGATCCTAAACTTTACGATGTTTTGAAAAAAGCAAGTTTGCTTACTGTTAGTCCAGAACAATTATTATTGTTTCCTTTCACTCTCCAAAGAATTTTAACACTTGACAATATCTACAAATATGCTAGTGATGAAGAATTGGAAGCGATTGTTCATTCAATAATTGGTAGAACGTGGGAACAATGGAAAAAATCAGGAACGAATCCAAATCTACTAAAACCAACTGACAAAGAACTTCATAAAGTTGCTAAAGGATTGAGGAAACCACAATGAAACCATTATCAGATATTGTATCATTGTCAATAATAGATTTGGCTCATCGTTTCCCAAGAAAAAAAGATATGAAATTATCATGGAATTGCCATATGTATAGGCATAATAGATGTAAAGGAAGAACTTGCGAATGTGGGTGTCATAATGAAATGTGAAAAATGTAATGATACAGGAATTATAACAGAAATTCATGGTGAAGATGCAAGTGAATATGAAGTAGAATTTGCTTGTGAATGTCAAGAAGATTTGAATAAAGGATTGTGGACACCATGAAAAAATTAAAAGATGAACAGAGAAATTGGCTCTATATGCTTTTAATGAGTTTATCAAAAGACCCTGATATGTTTGACAGAGAGGATTTGGATATGGTTGGTTCACTAATGCACGACTTGGGACTTTATTATGAATCAAAAGGTGAATAATGATGTTTAAATTCTGTAATAAATGCCTAGATATGCGACAATTTAAGCATGACCCATCTGACGCATTTAACAAAGAACCTAGACGTTGCGATGTATGTGGTGTAACAGAATGACAACTCATTATTGCGAACACTGTATAAAATTTTTTAAAACAAAGAAAGAAAAAAAAGAGCACACAGAAAATTATCATGCACACAAACAGCAAAAGCTAATGTAATAATTTATATACCACTATAAACAAAGGTAAATATGAAAATAGCACAAACCAGAGTTCAGTTGAACATATCGTCAGAAGGAAAAGATGATTTTGATAGGGCAAGAGAGCTGATGATGGCAGATCCAACATTAGGACTACCAAGTGCAGACAAAGCAATCAGGCTGTTATCAAAATCTTATATCAGTGCTAGATTAGGAAAAGATTAATCCTTATTTAGCAATAAAAATACAATTCCTTATTGGCAAAGAAAGAAAAAATAGTTACTAAAGCTGATGTTAAACTTAGAAATGCACTTCCACCAATAAGAGTGGCTTCAGCTAGCAAAAAATTTCAGACAGCAGATATTTTACAGATGTATTCTAACCCAAGTTATACTGACCAAGAACTAGAATATTTTGAAGATGCATGGGGCTCTAGTGTAGTTGGTAGTGCGATAGATAAACTCATGGAGTATGTCATGGGTGGTGGTGTAAAGCCTACGTTTGAATTAGTTGATGATAAGGGTATGGACGAAGACCAAGTTAAGAAAGAATTAAAAAAATATGACAATGAATTAAACGAATTAATACATTATGATAGAAAAATAAACTTCCAGAAAAAACTATTAGATGCTACAACAATGGCAAAAGTATTTGGTAGGTGTGTAATGGTTTTTGAGCCATCTAATGGAGTTCCAACAGCTTTAAAGATCATACACCCAAGAGATTTAGGTAGAATATTCTTAGACCAAAAAGATTGGTCATTACAAAAAGTTATCACGACATTCCCAAGCGATGAACTAGAGCCTGACGAAATGATTTATTTCTGTAATAGACCAGATAGTCCTAAAAGACGAACCATGTGGTATGGTTATTCAGATTTACAGCGTGTCGTTGGTGCAGCAAGAGCATGGCGAAGAATAATTGAGTTTGATATGCCTGAAGTAACAACATCTGCATGGGCTGGATATGGAATGTTCATATTGAAAAAACTAGGAAGATCATCTGCCGATGCAACTATAGACGCTAACACATTATTAAATTCGTTAAACGCAGGAGCATTTAATTGTGTTACAGTAGATAGTATGGACGAGATAGAATTTAAGAATTTAGACTTAGAGCCAAAGATTCGTGAAATGGTTGATTTGGCTAGTTTCTATGAGAGAATTTTAATAGGAAATTGGGCTGTACCATCAGCATTACTAGGGCGTGAGGAAGACCAGAATCGTGCTACGCTTATAGGAAAGATACAATTTTTCCTAGCTGGACCAGTCAAGGCTACGAGAGAATGGATATCAGATCAGATTAGTAGTCAATGGTATGAGAGAAATATGCGTCATATGGGAATGGGTGATCTGTTAAAAGTTATTAGAGTTAAGGCTGAATTTGAAGCTGTCCAAGTTGAATCGTGGTTTGACCTTGTTGACGCTGTTATGAGATTAAAGACAGTATTGCCAAACTTACCAGATGATAAGATATTGGAACTACTTAATTTAGAAGAGGTAAAAGACGATCTGGAAGAAATGCCTGAATGGAATAATCCTAACAATCCAATGCAACAAATTCCACAGGGAATGCCAACTGCTAATCCGTCAGGAAAACCACTGCCAGAAATGAAAGGAATTGGAGCAAGAGAAATAGATAATGAAATCATAACACAAGCTATAAATGCTAAAAAATTAGATGTTCTAGGTAAGATAGAAAACATGATTAAAGATGCAACTAAAACTCCTAAAAAACATAAAAAACGCACTTAGTGTATATGACCTATTAGACGAAAGAAACCCACCAAAAGTGGTATTCAATACTCAAAGGGATAATAAGGTTGATGATAAAATCTGCTTACAGTTAGCTGGTATAGCATTTGCAATAGACGATCCTCTAAGACCCATCATTCCAGATGATACTCACCCAAATTGCAGATGTTATTATACAGATGAAATAACAGGGCAGATCGTTTCGGATATTTCTAGCAAGCGTGATATTAAGCGTAGGGAAAAATTACCACCTGAGCCAAGACATTACAAGACAGAAAAAAAAGAGAAATTAATTGTTGAATATATGAAAAAAAATGAGGAGTGGCAGAAAAAATCACCTACTTTTGAACCAAGTGATGATACAGGAATAAGACCATTGGATTATGATTTAGACGAGGAAAAAACAGAGCAGGAGTATGAATGGATTAAAAAATTCACTCAGAAAGATAAAAAAGCAAGCCTAGAAAAAATGAGAAAATGGATTGATAATATATGATCATGGAAATATCACTGAAATAGCTAGGGTCTTTTAATGATGTATGGTAAACAATAATCGTTTAAACGTTGATTTTAAAGTATTTGGCAAAGAAGATAGAGGTTGCTATTACGAAGAGTCTTTTAGGGCGATGATTTACTTAAACAACCACGAAAGTTTAGATGATGTTTATCATACAATCACTCACGAAGTATTACATCATTGTATTAGAAATTTAAAAGGAATGGACGAAGAACATGAAGAAAGCCTAATTTTTGCCATGAGTTGG